TTCAGTACTATATCTTGTAGTATAAGAACATGAACCAAATAGATTTGCATTTGATTGAGTTACACTTGTTAGGTAAGCAATTGCTAAATTATTTGCATCTGCCTGAGACGATGTTGAAAAATATGTATTTGCAGGTACAACAGTAGTATAGAAACTAGCTGTATAACAAGGAGCACCTGTACAATCATCTTTTTGAGCTGAACCACTTACAGCAATATTACCATAACTACCACTTAATGAACCACTGAATACAAATGAGAATGAACCAGTATCAGATCCAAAACAATAGTTAGCAACTGACATAGTTACACAGTTAGGTCCTGGAGGTAATGAAGCACCATAGCTAATAGAAGCAGGATTTGTATTAGGTATAGTAACATAAATTGTATTACTAGCAGTTACAGGGCAACTACCAGTACCATATTGTAATTGAACTACTAATTCATTAGGATTATTACAACAGTTAGAACCTGTAATATTAAATGATATTACTCTGCTTCCAGTATCATTTGTTACGTTAGAAATTACTGATGCAGTTAAACAAGTAGTATCAAAGAAAGTAATGTTGTCCATACTACCTTCTAGCAATGGACCTAGTAATTCAAGTCTACACTCACCTGTTCTTAAATTGTAATCGTTAATAGCACGTAAGTGATAGTAGTTAGAACGTAACTGAATAATATCGTTAAGTTCTATATTTTGATAAACATCAAAAGGTAATACTGCATTACATCTTAAAATTCTAGTTCTAGGATTGTAAAGCAGATTTATATAATTAGACCAATATTTGTCATATAGTGATTGTGAAGGATATTCTGTTCCATAAACAGGCTCTTCATTTAAAAATAACAATGACAACGAACTTGTAGTCGTTGTCTGTCCACTATAATGATCAAAATAAGGGAATGCTGTAAATGTATCTGATACAACTAATCCACTACCTGTAGCATAATATTGTACTTGAATAATGTCACACTCTTTAGTACCATTATAGAAATATATTCTAGGAAATACTTTGGCAGGTGCAAAATTTTCATTTGAAATAAAGTAAGGTATGTATATTTTATTTTTTGCCATTGTATTAACAATTTGATACTACTGAGAATGGGTCTATAGCTATGTTTATGTTTGGAGGTAATAATGCGCTTCCTGTTGGTACACAAGTGATTGTTGTTGTTTGGGTATCACAATAATATCCACAATTATTATAATAATCTAAATAGTAAGTTCTACTAGCAGAATTAGAACCATATGGAATATTAAAGTCAACTGATGCAGTATATCCAAAACCACCACAGTTATTATATACAATATAACTAACAGGGATAGTAAAGTTACCTATTGTATTAACAATTGGTACACCACCACTTCTTAATGTTACTATTGTTTCATTTAAAGTGTTAGAATAAGTAGCTCCATTAGCAGAACAATAGAAATTTTCAGTAGTATAAAAATTATCTTCTACTAACACATCAATTGTTGTTGTACCAAGTGAACCAGATAAACCAGTACCATTTAAATAAACAATAGGAGAAGAGGCAAATGTTGAGATAACATTATACTCACCTGATGAAAAGTCATTGGTTGTATCAGTGTAAAACGATCTACCATAGTCTCTATTGTTTTTAGCTTTAAATTGTGATGATACGTAATCATTATCTTGTTTATCACCAAATGTTAATTTGTTAACAGCTAAACTGTTTGCAGGAATTACTTCTAATCCCTGATTTAAATCAACATATGGATTTATATTTAGTATTTCACCTTGTTTGTACCAATCATTAAATTCCTCGATTATAAAATTATTTAGATTCGTTTTATCAGGATAAATTACTAAGTTGAATTTACGTTGGATACCCTTGATAAAATCAATTAATTTAATTCCATCTGTACCTCTTGGCATATTATAAGGCACATTAAATATTCTTTGATCTGCCGCTTGCATCACTTTAGTAATTTCAAGATATGACTTAGGTTCATTATCAGGATCAAGTATTACTTGGAAGTTTGAACCTCCAGAGTTTACATACTCTAATTGAAACTGAAATGTACTACCTGTAGTAATTTGTGCAGCATTAAATTCAGTTTCTAATGTGAATTTTTCAGTTCTAGTTGACTGAGAGTTATATGTTTGAACATCTGATAAGTAATTGTTAAAATTAACTAATACAGTTTGACCAGATGCATAATGTAAATAAAAAGCTGGTATGCCATTTCCTGCACCAGTACTTTTTACTTCAAAATATAATTTTAAATTACCTCTTAAACGTGATGCATCAACACTAGGTGATGCTGACATTGTGTAATACAAATCAGGTCCAATAGCACCTGATGGATTATATTGAATGTTGTACCAAGGTAATGTGATAGGAGTAGCAGCACTCATAGTAACATTTGTTCCACTACCACTAATAGGTGCTATTTTAAATAAACCAAATGTTTCTAAATTACCCTCTGGATAATCAGGATACTTTAGTCCTTTATTTAACACCATATAAACATTATCTAACCAGCTTTGAGTAAAGAAGTTAGATGTGTAAGTGTATCCTGCATAATCAAATATAGCATCCCACACTTCTTTTATTCTAATTGATGGCTTCCAATCTTGTACAGCCATTGATCCTTCATTACTATCAATACCAAAAAATCCCTCTTCAGGAGTAAATGATAAACGCTGACCATAATCAGCAAATGGGTAAACTATTGAACCACTGAATAAATTATAATTCCAAGATTCCTCAATATTACCCCAAGATGAAGTATGATTAAATCTAGATAATGAAGATAAATCTTCTAAATAAGCTGTATTTAAATCTCTAGCAAATTTATTTAATGTACCAAATATAGTTACTTCCCAATAGTCAACTGTTTCCTGGTCTATCATGACAATTTTATTCAATTGTAGATAACCATCTAATATAGCTAAACCATCATAGTCAATGTAACAAGGTACTTTAGCGTTAGTGCTAAATAAATAAGGCTCTTCAATTGAAATGTCATACGCGTGTTGAAAAAATGTATTATTCTTATTTGTACCTGGTAATTGGAAAGTACGAGATAATGAGTATGGAATTTGATCCACCTCAGTTATCTCAGTTAGGTTATTTGATATAAGTAAATCCTCATCTCTAAAAGTATCTAGAATAACACTTCCAGAATATGGGATATAGTTTGCAACTATTTTATATTGTGATACTACCATTACAGAATTAGTTTATAGCTTCTACCGATTAAGAATTCGAATGTATAATTGATTAACTTATCGTTAACGAAGGTCTTGAATCTAATATTCTTTGTTTTGATTACCAAAGGAACTATGTCGGGATCACCTATACCTAATGTACCAAATACTTGATAAACTTCATCTGATACAAGTAATTGTTTAATCCATTCGTTGTAAGATTCAGGTAACCAATCTGTGTTAACAGTTAGTGATTCAACTGTATCTATATAATATCTTTTTCTTAAAGTAGAGTATTGAGCTATTTCTAAGTTTGCAGCTTCCCAAGTACCAAGTTGTGGTTGGAATGTATTTTCACTTACCTCAAAATCCTCATATTTGGCTTTAGGGAAAGTAATATAATCAAACTGACCAAATTGGTTTTTAAACTTGATAGTAACTGGTCTGTATTTACACTCACTATCAACCTCATATCTAATAGAGCTACCTGTTATAGGTGCTCCATTTTTTAGAATATTAATTGTATAGTGTGTAGTGTTAGTAGTAATAAAACTAGAAGTTATATTGTTTAATGTAACAATACCTGCAGGTACTTGATACACTGAGGCTGTAGTTGATCCTGTTACGTTTGTATAAGACCAACTTACTAATAAATGTCTAGTAGCACCACCAGCATCTGAGGCAGTGATAGAGGCACTATTTGCTAATTCATAAAATCTCATTACAGGTAACTGACCTGAATTACCTGTATCACCACAAACGTGACACCAGTAAACTGATTGAGTTTGAGGCATTGATGACATAATAGGCCAATAAGGAGCTTGTTCATCAACACCTTGTTCTACATAAGCATCGTTGTTCCAAATTTGGTAACCATCAAGTGCTTGGTTAACAGATGAAGTTACATCTGAACCAGTTGTATAAGTAGAACCTGAAAGATAAATGTAATTAAAATAGGCTTTGTAGTTGTACAACTGATTTGGATTCTGTTGTGCACTAACAAATAATGAACTTATGATTTTAGAAACATCAAACATTCCAACGCCTACAGCATTTGGATATTTTTGCATCACATAATTGAATGCAGCAGGTTCTTGAGCATATGAACCAGTCCAGTACTTTAATTTCATTACGTACTGATACTGATCATTATTTGCATTAACAGTATCAAGTACTGAAAACACTATAGGTGATTCAGCAAATGATAGAGCTGCGGGAAGTTGTGTAATTGTATAAGCCATTAAAGCCGTTTTGGTATATAACCAGATATTCGGCTTTTATGTTATTGAAACTGATCTAGTTGCTTGATTATGTCTTCTACTAAACCATCTGCCCAAGCTTCACCAATTTTATCTAAATTAGCAGCAATGGCTTCATCTATAAAGGGATCAGGTGCAGCAGTGCCATGACCTGAAGCAATGTATGAGTAATAATCTTCAGCAATTATTCCATAACCATCATCAATTTGTACTAATTGAATTGAATCACGAAGTTGACCTGTTACTACAGGAGCTAATGATTTAGCCTCTCTAACTGCCTGCTCAAGTGCAAGTTGTAGTTGTGCACTACGTCTTGCTGCTTCAGCTTTATTTGGTTTTGATATGGGATTGTTACCTTTTGGCATTATTCACTTACAATACAAGCGTTAGTATTATTGAACTGAGTTATAGTAAAGTTAAATTCATATCCTGCTAATCCATTATCCATTCTTCTGTCAAATGGAGTACCACTAACTGTATTTACATCATACAATTCTTTACGTTTGCGAATGTAAGAAACAATATCAACACCAACACCAAAACCAGTATTCCAGATATCAATTAAGTTATCTGCACGATTAAATCCAGGTGAATAGTCTTGATCAGGGCCTGATGTTGTATTATCAATGATAACCTTTCTATCTAAAAATATCATTCTAATATTATGAGTAGTTGTCTTCTCATTCACAGTAGAATTTGTAATATAAAATTGAACGTAAGGAAACAATGATTGTTTACCTTCATCAACATCATAAATGTCTCCAAAATAAACTGATTTAACATTAGGATGGCTATTTGCTAATTCATATAGCATAGTAGTCATCTGATAAATCGAGGTATTCTGGTTTGTAAGTACTAAATTAGACATTTTAATAGAATCTTGATTTCTTGTTATTAGATGATGTTTGTCTGTTGGTTTCGTTTTTAGAAACGTTTCTGTCTGTGTTTTTAGTCATTCCTAAGTACACAGATAGCAAACTAACATTTTTGCTTTTTGGTTTATATACTTTCTTTTTAGCCATTATACGTGAATACCCATTGTGTAAGACCAACCTTGATCAGGATAAACGTTATCAATTTTACCATTTGACTGATAATACTCAGGGTATAAATTAGGATATGATAAAAGATATTGTAATAATCTTTCCTGATAGAATTGAGCTGATTGTAATGCTTTTTCTACTAAATAATCTATTTCATTTTTAGAAGGCAATACTGATTGTTCACTTAAGTGGCGTTGTACACCTGTATTAGAAATGTTATAAGAAAGGAAAGGTAATGATTCTACAACTGTATAGTAAACTAAACAATCAGTTATATAGTCATCTAATAATGTTTTATAAGCAGCATTAGCTACATCACCAGTAGTACCTGCTACAATTATTGCCTCTAATTTCTGAAATAATACAGTACCCAAGATAGGTAGAATATACTTGTCTTGAGCTGTTTTCATAAATGGAATTAATTTATCTGGATCGATGTTTCCGCCATATGGTGTACGTTTAATGACGTCATCTCTCTTTATGAATATAATGTTTAACATTTCTATTTTTATTTTATACCGTATTCTAATTTTGTTTCTGCAGTTAGAGCAAATGGTTTATTACCATAATCAGTTGGCGATGTATAACCATCAATCACTCTTCCTTGGTTGTCATCACCTACTGGATTATCATCATTATCATCTAAATCAGGTAAACCACTTGGTTGTCTTGCTGACTCATCTTGTTGAGCACCTTCTTGTGATTCAATAATGTTTTTATTTACTGCATTATCACCAATTTGTTCTTGCATATCAGTAATGAAACCAAGAGGTAATAATGGATCGAAATACAATTGAGCTTCAGTTACACCATTGTAATAGAAGATATCTTCAATTGCATCAATTATTTGTTGTTGAAATGGAGCAACTACCATTGATTGGAATATTTCAAAACCAACCTTCATTTCTTCAGCATTTGAGCTAAAGCCCTGACCACGCTCACGTAAACCAAATAACAATGGAGTAGTAATTCTATGTGCTACCATTATTCTACGAGCTGCTTCTTCAGACAAAAACTGATATTTGTCGTGTAAATTTTCTACTTGTAAAGCATCAATTGTAGTAGCATTTTCTTTATTGTCATTAAAGTTCATTACAAACTTACCTGCGTTTGATGAACCAACAAATTTTTGTTTTAATGCTGCTTCTAATTGCTCTCTTTCTTCAACTGGTGGAATACCATTATTGAAGTTGATCATAGTAAGTGGCATGAAACCATTTAATATATTGTTGATGTGTAGATTTGATAATTCACTTTCTACAGAGCAGTATTGTAAAGATGCATACCAATCAGGTAAGCCGTAGTAAAATTTTCCTGGTTTATAGGGCTTGATATAATAAATCTCAGAAGTAGGAGTTGTAGGCGATTTTGTATACGCATAAAATTTCTCATATACTATTTTTTTAGCTGCCCAATCTGGTGAGTAGTAATAACACTCAATCTCACCTCTCATATCTACTTTTCCTGAACGTAATGTTTGAATTGGTACGTGTACTATTTCTACAATTTCAGAACCATCATCAGCATAAATAAGCTGAAATGCAGCGTTACCATATAATTTTAAGTCAAAAATAACTCTGTTAAGGTCTTTATCAGACAACATGTTGTAGATCATTTTGTCTACATTTTCATCTTTTGATTTTAAACCTTTACCAAATATTAAATTTGAAGTTGCATCTACGCAAGCAGCATTTGTAGTTGATGTTTCATATTTTTCAGTTATTACACCAAAAAAATCATCAGTTGTGTAAATGCCATATTCAACCCAAGGTGTTCTTTTACCATTGTTGCTTTCTTCACTTACTTTTGGTTGAATGTAGTTTGCAAGGTTTACTACTGATAAGACATTTTTTTCAGATTGTATCATAAACTTAGTAAATTATATAGTCATTGTTTGAGCCTGTATAAACAGTATAGTCAGGAGTAGATGCTGTGTATGCTGAAGCATTTGAATACAATATTTCACCTGAATATAATTCTTGAATTTCAGTTGAACCAGACATCTGGAATAACTGCATATAGTAAAAAGCATCGTTTGTTAAATTAAACGAAGCAGTAACAGTCAGAAAATCATTGCTATTGAATGATGCAGTAGGAATAATCGATGAACTAACATTTGTATCTTCATTCACTAATACTATTTTATAAGATACAGGTGACACTGAAGATGTCTCCCTTACTCTAATAGCAAATGACTGTGATGATGTTATTGGCTGAATTACTATCATAATGATATAACCAAAACTTGTTGCTTTAGTCTACAAAGAAATAGGCCATCCAAAAGGATGACCTAAATCTCAGTAAACACACTGTAAAAAGGGATATATATAATCTCCTAGTTGTGATTAGTTAGTACCATACACAATTGTAGGAGGATTGGTAATAGCACCAAATGCACTAGCTACAGTTGAACCTGATACGAAGTTGGCAGGTAATTGTTCTAAACCAGTAAACGTCAAGCTATATCCGTACTTATCACCTAATGAAGCACCAGTTTCAGCAATTGTACCTTCAGTTACATCAGCACCGTGGATACGACCTACTAATAGGGTATCACCTTTGTTTGTTTGAACAAAGATCTGAGGACGACCATAAGCTAACAACTTCAACTGTTTAGTAGTAGTTGCATCTAATGATTTAAGGTTCAATACTAATACTTGTTGGAAGGCAGTAGTACCATTATCTCTTGAGGTTACGATAGTTTCAGTGTAAGTTGAGTTACCTTTTAACTCGTACTTGTAAACAGTAGAACCGCTTTCCCAAGCTGTGATTTGATCGTTTGCATCTATAGAACCAGTTGCTGTAGCATCAAAGTTCTGAAAGTAAACTGCAAGCAAACCACCTACTGAATCTTTACAAGGTTCGTTACGACCTAAAGTAATATCGCAAGCCATATTTGAATAATTTAATTTGTTTTTTTAAAAAAATGAGGTTTTGTTTTTAGGAGGGTAACCACCAACCATCCATTATTTTGTTATTAACAGTTCTTGTATAATACGATATCTGAACCTACACCATATTGTACACCAGCTGCATAGCGCATTACGAAGCGTACATTTTGTGAACCGTCCAAATCACTCATATCTAATACTCTTACTTCGTTAAAATCACTCTTGAGAGCAGTACCGAAGAATAAGTTAGATTTTTGAGCAGCTACCATAGTATTAGAAGCTAAACCAGGGCAATATTGAAGAGGTATACCTAAGAAATCTAAAGGCTTACCACCTACATAAGCACCAAATTGGTAGTTCTACAGATTGTAATTGGTTAATTACAGAAGCTGAAGTAACTGTAGAAGCTGAAACGATCAATGGATCATTAGCTGAACCTGAAGCAGCACATAATTGAGTTACGATACCATCAAATTGGCCTACTTGTGCAGTAGCACCTCTCCAGATGTTAATTTCATTTTGTTGAGCAACTTGCTGAGCAACATATCCGATTACGAAATCAGAGAATGAAGTAGGCAAAGTGTCATTTAATACTGAAGGTTGCATCATTGTGCTTTCCCAAGTTTGACGTAATTGCTTTTTACACAATTGTAAGTTAACTTGGAATTCTTCAGTTTGTAATACTCTCTCGTCGATTGACATAGAGGCAGGAGTAGCATTACCGAAATCACAAGCAGCGTTACCAATTAAGTTAGAGAAGTCAAACTTCTGGATAACTTCTTTGTAACGAACGTTAGGAAGTACAGTAATCAACTCTTTGTCGATTGTTGGTGAGCTGAAAAGTGCAGCCGCGATATATTTTCCAGCAAATTCACCTGCATAGGTGTTGCTAGTTAACGTAGGCTGGTCAGCTAAAAATACGTTTTTGTTCATTTGAATAAATTTTAAAAAATAGTTTTAATAATATTAGAAGCTATTCATTCTGCGGAACACGCGATCTTGAGTAGATTCAAATTCTTTTTTGTTGTTGTAAAATTCGTTGTAAGCAGGCTTAACAGCTTCAGGAGCACCAGTTAACTTGCGAGCAGAAGACATTTTAACATCTTTACCAGGTACTTTAGTTTCAGGTACAGTTACCTTCTTCTCTTCGCTACCCATTTCAGTTTCGTCTGACTTTTCTTTAGTTAATGAAGCAAGAGCTTTAGCTAATTCTTCAACTGCTTTCTTAATGTCTGCAATCTCTTCTTTAGTTGCATACTTTTCTTCAGGACCTAAATCTTTTAGAGGTTCCTGCATTTCTTCTTTTTCAGGAGATTTGGTTTCTGGTACCATTGCTTTCTCCTCCATAGATTTTAATTCCATAGTTTCAGTTTTTTCTAATTGTGTTTTGTTTGTTATGGCTTTTGTTTCTTTCAATTGCTTGATCTGTAATGACTCGATTTTTTTACCATCAATTTTCAAGGCATACTTTGTAGGGCCACCTTGTGACAAACCATCAGCTGTATCTTCAATTACGATTTCGTATTCACCATCCATAAGAGGTTTTTTAGTACCATCTTCTGAGATAACAAATACAGGAACACCGATTTTCCATTCAGATACTTCGAGGATATCATTGTCAGGTAATAGTGAACCATACACAACATTACGTGTAAGTTCAACTACTTCATTCTTGTCAATAGCAAGCATATTAAAGATTTTATCCAAAATAGCTTTAGAATTCATATCCATTTTGTTTTATATTTATATAACAATATTGTTATTTCTTATTTGAGAGGTTTTTGCGTTTCATTCCCATGCCACCAGAGTAAGTATTACCTGTAAAACTTGGTTGACTGAATTGCATTAATGCTTTTCTAAAAGCAAATTCCTCTAGATTGATTTGGTTGTAACATATTGCAGCAGCTTGCTCACGATCATATTCACCTGAGATTTCACTGATGCAGCGTGAGATAAATGTTTGTTCATCTTCACCTTGTTTACGAGATGGTATTGGCATGATTTAATTATTTACCTTGTCCTCTATATTTTGATTTTGGCGCATCTTTGGGGCCGCTAGATTTTCTAGCTTTGCCCCCTTTGCGTTTGCCAAATGTTGTTTTTGTTGCGTTACCTATTGATTTAGCCATTATTATTGAGTTGGACCGTTATGATAAAATTCTTGACCTGTATAAGCAAATGATGATGAAGCACCACCTTGGTGTTTAGCCCATACTGTGTATAATGTACCATCCCAAGATGCACTTAAAGTAGGTATCATACCAGCATCATTGAATATATAGCTTTGAATTGATGCAGTTGCAGCAGTTGTAGCAGCTCTACCTGGAATACAGAAGCCATTTATTTTGACTGAACCAATATATAAGTCAGTACTTGTAGCTACTAATACGTTGTTAACATAATCAATACTAAACACATATGAACCA